ACGGGTTTTACAGAGCAAGCTGAAGAACACAAGTCTTTTAACTGGATCAAGTTAGAAGACGGCCAATTTGCCTGCCAACCTAATAACAGATGCCTGTGGTACGACCAGAGCCTAATACCTGGCGAGACTAAGTTCCCAGACTTCCAAGCTGCTAAAAACTTGTGGACAGTGGACGGCACACGCAAGTGGTCAGCCGGTGATGATTGGTTTTACACCATTGAGGAAAAGACTTGATTCCCGAAGATGCGGCACAGTCAATCAGGGATCGAGCACCACTCTACGGCGAGGCCAAAGCCCAGCGGGTCTACCTTGAGGAGTTTCGCAAGTCTAAAAAAGCCATGCTGATGAAGGACTCTCTAAAGTCGGGCGTAGAGGCTGCAAATGCCCAAGAGCGTGAGGCTTATGCAGACCCTGAATATGTGCAGCTAATTAAAGGTCTAGCATTGGCAATAGAAAAGGAAGAAACCCTCAAATGGGAACTTGAGGCGGCTAGGCTGGACATTGAAATTTGGCGCAGCCGTGAGGCCACTAATAGGACACAGGACGGGGCGCACAGGTGATAAAGCACAAGTACATTAGAAGCAAGAAACTGCTAAAGCTGGTGACCGGTCTGGACTGCCAATCTTGCGGGTCTGGTGAGATGGTGCAAGCTGCCCACACCAATTGGGGCGGTCACAAGGGCAGGGGCATAAAGGCTGATGACAACCTGGTCGCTGCTTTGTGCCTCAGATGCCACTATGAGATCGACCAAGGATCAAAGTTAAGCAAAGAAGAAAGAATGGAAAAGTGGCAGAAAGCCCACAGAAAGACTGTTAACGCTTTGCAACCTGTTTGGCCTGTTGACATTCCTTTACCGGCTGATCTATAATTTGCTTGTCAAGTGGTGCAACACAAGACAACATGAGGCCGCTTTCTCATGCGTTACCCTTTTAAGGGAACTGATGTTGCACCATCAGAACGCAGTAGAAAGTGGCTTTTTTGCGTTCCAGTGCCGATTGCTGATGACGAAACAATGCACCCATGTCGCGGTGGCTATCGAGGAAAGCGATGCGCTTACTGACAAGCCAGCGCGTGAACTTGCTAGGGGTATCACAGGAACAGAGCAAACGTGGTGATGTGACGGCTAGCCCAACGATATGAGGGCGCTCTGGAAATCTAACCTAGACCTTATGGGTGCAGTAGTCTGAATAAGATGGCTGAAGTCGGGGATATCATCCGCTTGGCTTGTCCTATGGGAAATGCTAAAATAAAACAAGGAGAATTCATCATGGCTCAAGATAAAGATGTTGCAGACTTCATTTCCACGCTGCTGCACAGTGGAACAGTGACCCATTTCATGCACTTATCCACAGACTCCTTTGCCACGCACATGGCCTTAGGTGGCTACTACACAGAAATCATTGAACTGGTAGACAACTTTGCGGAGGCTTACTCTGGTGCGTACCAGAAGATCAAGACATTCCCTGAGAACTTCCACAATGCCAAAGACCCCGTGCGCTACCTAGAGAGCATTTGCGACTATGTGGAAAAGAACAGAAAAGCAATGCCGGATAACAGCCAGCTACAAAACATCATTGATGAGATTGCAGCCCTGATCGATTCTACGCTGTACAAGCTGACGCTGAAATGATCCGAATCTTTGCCGGATACGACCCAAGGGAAGCTGTTGGCTTTCACGTTTTCTGTCAAAGCCTGATCGAGCGCACCAAAGAGCCGGTTGCCATTACGCCTTTCTACGGCAAGCAGCGGGACGGCACAAACGCCTTTATCTATCAAAGATTTTTAGTTCCCTACTTTACAGGCTTTAAGGGCAAAGCAATTTTTATGGATGCCAGCGACATGCTGATGCTGGGCGACATAGATGAGCTAAACAAGCTATTTGACCCCACAAAGGCTGTACAAGTCGTTAAACACGACTACAAGACGCAGCATCCTCGGAAGTACATTAACACGCCTATGGAGGCTAAAAACGAGGACTACCCAAGGAAAAACTGGTCTAGCCTAATCCTGTGGAATTGTGAGCACCCGCGCAATAAAGTGTTAACCCCTGAATACGTTGATGACCATAGCGGCTCAGACTTGCACAGGTTTACATGGTTGCCGGACTCGCTAATCGGGGAATTGCCTAAACAATGGAATGTGTTAATTGGCGAACAGGACAACCCAAATGCCAAGATTGCACATTACACTTTGGGCATACCGGAGTTTTACCATTACAAGGACTGTGACCACAGCAAGCCCTGGCACAGCACCCGCAGCAGAATGCTCAATGGCCTGATAAACATGAAAGACCAGCAAAATGGCGACTGAACAACAACTTGCCCAAGCGTTAAGCCCGTATGACCCCAACTATTTGCAAAACCTAGCATTGGGCCAAGGAACGCCATCTTTGCTTGGCAACACCACAGTTAAGCAACCAAACGGCTTTGCACCAATGCAAGCCAATCCAGATAGGGATAACGCCTATGTTGATCCAAATCCAGCCTGGACTGATTTAACGCCTACGCAACGAGCCGAATATTACCAAGACCCTCAAAACGCATTGATGGCTGGAATTACACAGTTAGGGCAAAAGGGGTTTGCGCTTTCTGGGTTGGGTAGAGTTCAAAACTTTTTAAACCCAACAATTCAGCCAGCAGAAGCCCAGATTGCTCTGGGTATTACCCCGCAGCAGACTTTCCGTGCCTCAGAGATGGCGCAACAAGATGCGGTTAACAATGCTTTTGCCATGCAGTCGATGCAAGACGCACTCGCAGCGGACACAGCGGCAGCGCAAGCAGCCAATCAGTCTGGATCACCCGCTGGCGCTGGTTTAGGTACTGGTGACGGCGGCATGGGCAGCGGTGGCGGCAGAAGCGCTGGGGATAGCGATGGAACTACAAGCTCAACCAGTTCTGACACAGGTACTGGCAATCCTGGTGAGAGTTTTTTTCACGGCGGTAAGGTTAACAAAGCCCATCTAGCAGGCCCAGACCCTAAAGGCCCAGATGACGGCTATGGCGCTTTACAAGGTGGCGAGTACGTCATTAAAAAGGCGGCAGTGAGAAAATACGGCGAAGGCATGCTGGGCAAGATTAACGCAGGCAAATACGCGCCAAGGGGCTGACATGGCAACCGAACAAGAACTTGCTCAAGCCTTAGCCCCTGCTTTTGGGATGTATCCCAAGGCTTTCAGGGGCAACTATGGCAATCCGCAAGACGCTGCTAATTTGCCCGTAGATGTGCTGCGAGGGCGCACGGCTGGCTTGTTGGGAATGTTTGGCGATGTTGTTAACCAGCCTAGCGCCTTTACGCCAGTTCGGGCTGTTCAGTTAGCCATGCAGAACATAATGGGTCAAGAAAAATACCCTGACACAGAGCGTTTTCTTCAAACGCTGCCTTTAGCGCCAACGTCAAGGGCGGGACAAGTTGCAGGCCAAGCGGCATCGTATGTGCCGTTAAACCCAGCGCCAGCGGTTCGGGCGGGAATTGCAGGGGCTAAAGCTCTAGCGCCAACTGCGGCAAATATGGCTGAACAGTACATGGTAAAAACGGGCGGGATATTGCCGCTTGATGTCTATCACGGCACACCACACACATTGCCGCCAACAGAACGCAACCCACTTGGCGAGTTTGATGCGTCCAAGATTGGCACGGGTGAGGGAGCGCAGGCTTTTGGGCATGGAATTTACACCGCTGAAAACCCCAATGTTGGTAAAGGATATGCTGAGCAACTTTCAACGGCACAAGGCCCATTAGGTGATGTTGCTAAATATTGGCGTAAAAATGGCGGTGAAAGCGCATTTAGGTCTTTTGCAAAAGATGCTGGTTTACCGCCTTCAGAAATAGAAAACACTGCTAATGTAATTCGTAACACCGGCAATTTGTATAAAGTAGACCTACCAGATCAGATGATTCCCAAGATGCTGGATTACGATAAGCATTTAAGCGACCAATCTCCTGAAGTGCAAAAAATCTTATTGCCATATCAAAAAGAAATTGGCGGCAGCTTTGGAACTGGCGAGCAAACATTGAAAGCCATTGCATTTGAACGGCGTATGAAAGGTCTTGATGATTCTCCGGCTGCTGTGGCAGAGCAACTAAGACAAATGGGCATTCCTGGCATCAAGTACTTGGATGAGGGATCGCGCATTAAAGGTGAAGGCACACGCAACTTTGTCACCTTTCCTGGCGAGGAAAAGAACTTAACAATTCTGGAGCGCAATGCAGAAAAGAGTGTTAAATGACTACAGACATAACTAAAGTAGCTAATAGTAGGAGAAAAGCCGGTGGTCGAGTAGCGGGAACGCCAAACAAGGTCACAGCACAGGCTAGAGAGGCCATAGCGCTGTTTGTTGATGACAATGCACCTAGACTAGCCCAATGGCTTGATGCAGTCGCTAACGGCGATCCTGAGAATGATGTTAAGCCAAACCCAGCCAAGGCATTTGAGCTTTTCCAGAGCGTGATTGAGTACCATGTGCCCAAATTGGCAAGAACAGAGCACACCGGCGCAGATGATGGCCCGATTGAAATGGTGGTGACATGGGCAAACGGGAAGTAATCCTTCCATACAGCCCACGGGACGCATTTATGCCGTTCCACAATAGAACGGACAGATGGGCTTGTCTGGTTGCTCACCGAAGGGCTGGCAAGACAGTCGCCGCCATCAACGACATCATCAAACGGGCAATCACTGGCGACAAGATGGCTCAGTACGCCTACATTGCCCCTTTTCGTAGCCAGGCCAAGCGGGTGGCATGGGACTATCTGAAGCATTACGCAGCGCCGATCACCAAAAACACCAACGAGGCTGACTTGCTGGTAGAGCTAGTTAACGGGGCAAAGATCATGCTGTTTGGCTCAGACAACGCTGATGCCATGCGGGGGCTAGGTTTTAACGGGGTCTACCTTGACGAGTACGGCGATTTCAAGCCTAGCGTATGGGGAAATGTGATAAGGCCCACACTTTCAGACCGGCTAGGATGGGCTGTGTTTGGCGGCACACCGAAGGGCAAGAATCAGTTTCACGACATTTACAGGGTCAGCCAAGCCACGCCAGGCTGGTTTTTGACCCGCCTGCCAGCCTCAGTTTCCAAGCTGCTGCCTGACTCAGAGTTGAAGGACGCACGGGATCAATTAAGCCAAGACCAGTACGACCAAGAGTATGAGTGCAGCTTTGATGCGGCCATTCTTGGCGCTTACTACGGGCAAGAGATGCGCCTGGCTGATGAAGAAGGCCGGATTAGGGACTTACCCTTTGACCCTGAAAGCCCTGTGTTTACCGCATGGGACTTGGGCTATCGGGATGACACGGCCATCTGGTTTTATCAGGTGGTCAGGGGCGAGATCAGGGTTATGGACTATTACGCAGTCTCAGGCGCAAGTATTGAGGAGATTGCAGAGGTGGTGGTTAACAAAGGCTACCGCTACACCAAGCACTATCTACCGCATGACGCACGGGCCAAGACGCTGGCATCAGGCGGCAAGTCGATTGTTGAGCAACTGGCGGCGCATCTGGGCGGCATGGCAAAGCTGGCGATTGTGCCGGACATTGGCATTCAGGACGGCATTCAGGCGGTGCGGATGGTGCTGCCCAAGTGCTATTTTGACCCTAGCTGCGATGAAGGGCTAGAAGCGCT